TAAGGAAAAAAATATAAGAATAGTTATGCTTGAATATACATCACTCGATGGCACTGTCATACGAGTGGGTGAAAATGCAAAAGAGAATGATGAACTTACAATAACGAGTGTACCGAAGTACTGGTGGTTACACGTGTCTGGGTACTCAGGTGCTCATGTAGTTGTGTGTAGTGAGAGAAACCCTTTACCAAAGGAAACTCGTAAAGATGCTACAGTCTTGGCTATACATCATAGTAATGCCCCAGACACTAAAATGTCTTGTGTGGACATGGTTCAGGTAGATCAGACGATTTGGGTACGACAGGCTGGTAAAATGAAATTGGAAGGAGATATAGCTGAACTTTCAGTCTTCATGCGAAAAGAAAGAATGCGATTGGACAGATTGTTGAAAACACGGATAAGGTTAAAAAAATGATGTGTCGTTATATTAAATGAAACTAGCTCCGCTAGGAATTTTCTATTTGTATGTTCTTCATAAGATTTCACAAATAGGAAAGAAGAAAAAGAAGCCCAAGAAGAAGTTTGCCAATTGGGTTTAGAGAAGATCTGTGTAGAGTCCAGAAATGTAGTAAACCTCGGTGAAACCCAATTCTACGAGCTTTTCTGCCGCGAATCTCGCACGTTGACCGGTATTACAATATACCAGCAAACCCTTTTTGGGAAGTTTAGATGTTGTTCTTTTTCCAAGTTTGTTCACTGGAATGTGAACTGCGCCAGGATAGTGCCCGAGACGCCATTCCATGTTTGTGCGGACGTCTATAACGCGTTTTATTTTTCCAGCTTTGATAAGGCTTTTTGCTTTGCGGGCTGTTATAAGCTGACTCCCAGTTAAACTGTAAGCGGTTAGAGTCCCAAACCCCCCGAGTAAAAGGAATGGTATCATTTGATTTAGAATGACATTTTAAAAAATCATGGGGTTGGACGGCAAATAGGGAGAAGGGTTCGGACTGCATTTTGATTGTTTTTGGGTATATTGCGATGGTACTTAGGTATAAAGATATCAGTTCTATACAAAGTATTATGAACAAGAAAAAAGACGATAACGGTCCACGCCTCTCCTACGCTGAAATTCAGAAAAAGTCTGCGGAAGCTCGTGCTGCTGCTACGAAGAAAGCCCTAGAGGCTGATAAAGTAAGGTACACGTCCACAAATGATCCCGAGAAGTTTAAGACGTTTCTTGAAAAGCGTTTGGAACTATGGGACTCACTCAAATCGGAAGTAATTGAGAATGGACGCCTCAAGAAAGGATACACAAATAGACATCACGAGCGTATGTATAACAAGACTAAGGAAATTCTAAAGAGCTTAACATAATTTCTTTTGCACTCTCCGCCTTCGTTCATCAATTTCTAACGCTTCATTGTAACGCCCCGCGAGTTTGATTCTCCGCCTTGTTTCAGCTTGCATCGCAAATAAACTGAAACCTTTCCGGAGACGCTTAAAAGCGTTTTCAACAGTTTTATCAGTTATATTAACCCGTTGGATCTTATATTCTCGTATCTCCTTTTCCACTGTAACGACTCTGTTTTCCGCCTCCTTCAACTTTTTGGTGAGATCGTCCACCGTGGCTTGAAGATTGGAGACATGCGATTTTTGCTGCTTCATCTTCAAATCACTAACCTCACTTTTACGAGATCTAAGTTTATCCCGCTCCTGTTCGAGAGCCTTGATTATGACCCGTTGCTTTTTGATCTTAACATCGCGTGTGTGTAGTTTCTTCTTTACCACCCGGTCAATCTCGGGTCCAAGATCTATCGTGAACTTGGACGCCTTACGGGGACGTGAAGAAGATTTTACCATTTTACATAAAAATTACTAGCTAAAGTTTGACTTAGGTACTTTAGTTTCCGAACGCGACACCGGCCATACCCTGCTTGACGCGTAAAATGTTGTAGTTCACAGCGTAAGCGCGAACCATGTTACCGTTCCTGGTACCAGTACCATTGAGAGATAACTTGGCGGTATCAATTCGGCTGAAATTTAGGGTTCCAGTTGGCTGGGACTTGTTCATAGTGATGCAGAAAGGCCAAGTGAAGGTGGATACAGTGCTGAGAGCATCTTGGGGGAGGACGGAGCAGTGCATCTCTGGGACAACGTTGTGGTGGAAGGCTGCGGACATATTCTCGAAGAGGGGAGTACCGTTAATGTAGAGAGTAGCGGTATCGAAAGTCCAGTTGGTAGACCACTTATTGGTATCAGCCTCGGAAGAAACAACGTGGATAGCCTTGACTGGGTGATTGAAGTAGGTAAGATCAACCTCAGTATCGGAGGCACTCATAAGCTGGTGCTGAGTCTGGGTGAACAGAATCTCATGTTCATTGTTAATGAAGAAATCACGCTCGGCTGTATCGAGATACACGTATGTACCGAAAACCTTTACGTTGCTTGGCGCAAAAGTACCACCACGGCACTTCACACGAATTTCTACGTCATGGTACTGCAAACCCACGAGAGGAAGGGACTTGGTCCAGTCATCACTGAAGAAGAATGGGAGAATGTAGTGGTTCGCAGAAGTGGAAGAACCGAGGGCATTCTGGGGGCACTCATCGAGGGTGAGAGCACAAGAAGCCTTGGCTTGAGTATCCTTGTAAAGAAGATTATGAACACCCTGAATGTAAAGGGAGTCAATCTGGGCAACCTTTTGACCACCGATCCAAAGCTGGAACTCGGTGGTGGTGGATTCATCCTTGTCGAAGAAACCAGTGTTCGCATTACCAACGCCACCGATGTTCTCAGCCTCAATCCACACATAGCTCAAGAGATCACCCTTGGTCTTGATGGGAATGGTAACCTCATTACCACTACCGAAGGTACCGATATAGTCAAGCCTCTCTGGCTTGATTGCAAAGTTGGTATACCTCTTGTAATTTTGTCTAAAAAACGACACCTCGGGCTGACCAGTGATATAGACGTCCTGGGCACCCACCGACACGAGGTCAATTAAAGCAGCTGACATTTATTAGTAAACGATATTAAAATTTCGGCTCAATGTATACACAAGATATGGGCATCGAGTTTCAGGCACTCACATGGGAGACGGTTGACACGGACGAAGAACATTTAGTGAGCATTTTTGGAAAAACTGAAAATGGAAAATCTGTTTGTGTGACTACCGCCTTTACTCCATATTTCTTTGTAAAGCTTCCTGAACGCGTTACGCAGCAAACTGTACAAGAAATCTATAGGGTTCTTGATAAAAAGTGTCCTAATTGCTTGATCTCTTACTCCATTATGAGATCCAAGGATGTTTGGGGATTTCAAAATAATAAGGAATTTTCTTACATGAAGTTGGACTTTAAGAACCTCGCAAGTAGGCGTCGTATGGATTACACTCTGAAAAATCCTATCCAGATGTCTTACGGCACTGAGCGTTTCAAAGTCTTTGAATCTAATATTGACCCAGTACTTCGTTTAATGCACAGGTCTGGAATCCAGTCAACTGGGTGGCTAAACTCTGGTGACAATTGTGTTCGTACACATCTAGCTAAGGTGGATATAGATCTTTTCTGTAATGATTGGAAGACTCTAAAACCTATCGCACGAGATGATGTCGCTCCTTTTGTTGTAGCATCCTTTGATATTGAGTGTAATAGCTCCACTGGAAAATTCCCCGACCCTAATGTGAAAGATGATGCATGTTTTCAGATCGCAATCTCATTGTGTAAATTTGGAAATGACCAACCTTATGATAAAACATGTCTTTGCTATAAAAAGACTGATACAAAATTAGAAGATTCTACAATCATTAGCTTTGATACTGAAAGAGAGATGCTTGAAGCCTTTCAACAGTATTTACACGAAAAGGATGTTGATATTCTCACGGGATGGAACATCTTCGGCTTTGATCTTGACTATATTTACACTAGAGCGTTTATGACTGGGTGTAGTCCCGAATTTTTTAAGCTGGGTAAGCTCAAGTCCCAAGATTGTGAGATCTCCATCAAGAAGTTGAGTTCAAGTGCGTTGGGTGATAATGTACTTAAGCTTCTTCCTATGAGTGGTCGCTTCATTTTCGATCTCTTTCATGAAGTGAAGAAGGGCTATAAACTAGACTCTTACAAACTGAATGAAGTCTCCAAGTTGTACCTCGGAGATCAAAAAATAGATATGGCTCCGAAGGAAATGTTTGCTCGTTACCTGGAAGGTGATCCAGTGAAGTTGCGAGAAGTAGCTGAGTACTGTATAAAAGATACTTTACTTCCCCATAGACTCATGAAGAAGCTCTGTACTCTACTAAACTTACTTGAGATGGCTAAGGCTACTTGGGTACCTCTTTGCTTCCTCGTTGAGCGTGGGCAGCAGATTAAGGTCTTCTCTCAGCTTACAAAGAAGGCGAGGGAAATGGGATTTATGGTGCCTACGATTCGCTGGGGACAGCTTCCTGAAGAGCCTTATGAAGGTGCGACAGTTTTGGAAGCTCAAAAGGGTGCGTATTATACTCCTATTACTGCGCTAGACTTTGAAGCTCTGTATCCATCTATCATGATGGCCCATAATCTTTGTTATTCTTCATACGTAATGAATGAGAAGGACTACGGTAACATACCCGGTGTTGAATACGAAACATTTAAGATTGGTCAAAAGACATACAAGTTTGCACAGGGAGTTCCAAGCCTTTTACCAGCGATTCTTCTAGAGCTTAAGCAGTTTCGCAAAAAGGCAAAGAAGGATATGGCAGCAGCCACAGGTTTTATGAAGGAAGTATATAACGGTAAACAGCTGGCATTTAAAGTATCTATGAACTCTGTCTATGGTTTTACCGGCGCGGGTAAAGGCATCCTTCCGTGTGTGCCCATCGCTTCTACGACAACTTTCCGTGGACGAGCTATGATTGAAGAGACTAAGAATTATGTAGAGAAGAACTTTCCCGGTTCAAAGGTGCGATATGGTGACACTGATTCGGTGATGGTGGAATTTGACGTGGGTGATCGTAAGGGTGAGGAAGCTATTGAGTACAGTTGGGAACTTGGCGAACGCGCCGCGGAAGAATGTAGCGCACTTTTCAAAAAGCCGAATAACTTGGAGCTTGAGAAGGTGTATTGGCCGTATTTTCTGTACTCTAAGAAGAGATACGCAGCCAAGTTGTGGACAAAGGGTAAGGATGGTAATATGAACATGGACTATATTGATATTAAGGGTCTCCAAGTTGTTCGCCGCGACAACACACCCCATGTTAGGGAGGTTTGTAAGGAACTCCTTGATGTTGTACTGACCTCCAGTGATACCGGTCCACCCAAAGAACTCGCTAAAGAACGAGCGGTTGAGCTACTCTCTGGTGACGTTCCAAATGATAAGCTTATCCTAAGTCAGTCTCTCGCGGACAGCTACAAAGTTGGTGGACAGTCTGTATCCATCACGAGTCCTGAAAGTTGGAACATTAACCAAGCACATGTGCAGGTGGTGAATAAGATGAAACAGCGAAAACCTGGTTCCGAGCCACAATCTGGTGATCGTGTTCCGTACTTACTCGTGAACACCGGTGACCCAAAAGCCAAGGCTTTTGAGAAGTCAGAAGATCCTAAATATGTGGAGGAGAACAATATACCCGTTGACTATAAATACTATTTCATCAACAAATTCTTAAATCCTGTGTGTGATCTACTTGATCCACTCTTCGAGAATACGAAGGAAGAGATCTTTGGCGAGCTTATCAATCAATGCAAACCACCCCCAAAGAAGCGTGAACCCGCCCTCAGTACGATGAAAAAGTCTGATCTCATAGAGGAATGTAAGCGCCTCGGCCTTGATTTTGAAGGCAAAAATGCGGAACTAAAAGATAGGATTAAAAATGCTCGTACCCAACGAGAAGAAAGTGTTGAAGACATATTTAAAAAATACGAACAAGAGGTAGGTAAGTGATGAGTTTCAATGAAAAGATTAACGACATTTTAGAAGAGGAAATCAAACTACGATTAGACCTCACCATAACATCATTCGCGGAAACGATTTCAAAAAAATACCAGATCCCTTTGCTACAGCTTTTGAAAGACGTTCCTAAAGTATCCGCCACAGCTACATGTATGGGTACAAAACCGGATGGTACTAGGTGTACTTTCAAGGCTGGTGAGAATGGATATTGCGGTAAACACCAAAAACAGGGTGAAAAGGTTAAACAGAGATTCCACGAGTCATTTAATGGTCACACCCATGGACCAGGGCTTAGAAATGTGGCTGGCTGTCCAGCATGTGAAAAATCTTTTTCGGGGAATAGGCTTATAGATTTGGACTCTATGTTATCTAATGAGTAAATCCGATATTCTGCTAACATCAATAAACAACTTTTACAGCGAAGAAGACAACCGATCCAAGTTACTGAATATACTAGACAAAACAGGTGGTATTTCATTGAGAAATCTTGAGTGGTTCATTACGAATTACGCTAAGAAGAACCATACATCCTATAAGACGAGTGATGGTAAGATATTTACTGTACACTACGCGTATAAATCCAGTTTGGATGGGTACTCTAAGAAACTCTTTGATCCATTTTGTAGATCTGAGAAGTTCCCTTACACAGTTCCCGGTACATCTCATGAAATTCATACGACCTTGGCACAATTGAACTTCATCAAATGGGTTATAAAAAATAAGATTTATGACTACATCAAGGATCACCGAAGCTCCTTGTTTAGTAAACAACAGGTTGTATGCGACCCTCTTCAAAAATAAACGTCTGATACCCCGTGTAATACATGTGGAGAGCATACGTATTTGAAGCGGTGTTAACCTTGGTAGTATCCAAGTTTACTTCTATGTTTGTTTTATCGGACTGAATCCGACTAAAATCCAGGTTCCCCGATGGCTCCACATTAATCGGATTCATCGAGAAACTGTATGTATAGATATTCCTAAAAGGTCTCGCTAACCTCATTCTGTATGGGATGAGATATTTGTAATAGTTGTGATTAGTGTTTGTAACATTTGGTAGTCTCGTTCCATTTATGTAAAAGCTTGCATCCTTCATGATTGGATTGAAGAAGGTTAACTGATCATCAAAACTTACATTCGATGAGAAGTTGAAACGATTTTGACAAAAGTAAAGTTCTTCATCATTCGTGGGAAGATCAAATACCTGTGTTTGTCCCACGTTATTATTGAAGGTGGGAGAACCCACAACTAATCTTAAACCATCACTTGACATAGACATAGAACCACCACTTCCTGGTCCACCCATTTCACGGTGTAATCTATCCCACGCAGGTGTATTAGATACATTTACATAGTTGTATGCTCGTGTACGATTAGAGAGTGGAGTTCCAACTGCGACTCTAGTTCCCGTGTGAGGTTGTTGCCCAGATGTTATATTACTCGTTATAGCTACAGATGTACCAGCCTTTTCACCAGCTACGAGACCGTTGATATCTGGTCCTATTTGCCCCCACGCACTTAAACTTGTCGAGTAAAAGAATACACTAGCCTGTCCGGAATCCACACCACCACCGTCGTTTTTAGGAGCACCGCCGATGAGATAGTATCCATCTTTAGAAATATCCACCGAAGTTCCAAATTCATCACCAGCATTTAAACCATCAATATCAGATCCTCTTTGACTCCAAGAAGCACCACCATATATAAATGCCTTAACATGACCCTTACTCGCATCATGACCGGGTGCACCCGCGGCTACAACATAATCAGTTCCACCATTGGTCACTGGATTTGAAATGGCTAAGGCTGAACCAAGTAAATCCCCACCACCAACACCATCCATATTCCCACCCAATTGTTGCCAACCTGGTCCAATACTGTAATACCATACCTGTACACGACCTCTATTAGTAAAACCAATTTCACTGAATTCTGGTGCACCTACAGCTACACGAGTTCCATTTCCAGATAAAGAAACTGATGTTCCAAACTTTTCTCCGGTAGTTCCACCGTCTAAATCAGTTCCTAATTGAATCCAAGATCCGGCGTTGTATTGATATACACGAACATGTCCTTTATTTGAATCATGACCAGGTGCACCAACTGCTAACGCTGTTCCTGTTGTAGATAAAGAAACTGAGCTTCCAAACAGATCGTTAATGCCAGCACCAATAAGATCAGCACCCAATTGAGTCCATGTCCCTGATACTAGTTTAAACACCCTAACACGACCTTTATTATCGTTGGGGTTATCTATTACACCATCTTCGGGTGTAGTATCAACCTGTAATTCATACTTGGGTTCACCTATGGCTATAGTAGTACCATCGGGTGAAAGGGCTACTGAATATCCAGAATCGTCATTTGCGTTTGTACCTATGATGTTAGCACCAATTTGTTTGGGTTCTAGGGCTACACTCTCATTCTCGTTTTCAAATTTAGTGTTTCTTAAGAACCAATGAAAACATTTTACGGGAATGTTTGGAACTAAGTTTGTACGGATAATACTTTTACCAAGTTCACTTACAGTCGTTGGATGTTTACGAACTAGATCTGTGACAATAACTTGTCTTTGATGACTGAGATACTTTCTCTCTTCGGGACTCACTGTAATCTCTTCCGTAATAAGCTTAAATTCATCAAGACTGAGGGAGTCTAGTGTATCTGTAAAGAATGATTGTTTGTGAAACTCTAGAACAAACTCAATCTTTTGTTTGTGAATAGCACACGTGGGGAAATAAGGTCTATTTGGTTTATTTGTAGTGTATTCATCACTCGCATATTTACGAGCGAAGAAGAACTGCATAGGTATCATTAGGTCGGTTTCAAGTCTAGATACAGAATCCGTTGTAGTAGAATCATCAAAACCAATACTTCTGTTTACAAGAAATCTATTTGCTACTTTTTCAGACATTTCTAAATAAAGCTCGTCATAGATGATTCCCCAATCACTTTCAATTTTTTCCAATTCCGTATCATCTACAAACATCGCCACACTTTTGAGAATATGCCTACCCAACTGATCAGCATAGTTCCCATTTGTGACACGGGGCATTTTTATACTCAACCACATATTGCTAAGCAAGTCACCCATATTTTGGGGATTTAGTTGAACCTTTATAGTTTGCCCAAAAGGCCAATTGGGGATCTGTCCCGTATTGAATACATTCTTACTCCTGTGATATTTTCGGAAGTTGGAATGTCGTCTCGTAGTATTGGGGTTGAAGAACGACTCCGCTGGATCTTTGCAAAGTAAGTACGTGTCTTGCTTTCCAATAGCTTTAAGTGAAATTTTTGCGGCTTCACCCATACTTAACTATTGTCTACATATTTTTAATATCATCTTTCCACATTGTCATAGGAGAAGTAGACTTCATAATCTCCAGTTCTTTCTTTGCCTGATTGGATTGTGTCAGAAGCTCTCTGACACTCTCCTCGGTGTATTGAATCGTCTTAATATTTAGGAGGTAGTCCCAAGATCCATTGATTTGTGGGAACAGCGTGGATAGCTGATTCTCGAGTTCCTGCTTTTTGCGACGGAATACGATGATTTCACCGTTAATGACCATAGATACAAAGCGAGACTTGTAATCACACATCGTAGACTTTGCCTCTAGAACTTTGATCAGGTACTCCTTCCTCTTATTATAGTATTCACGGCGAAGAGTAATAAAGTCCATTAGAATCTCCTCGGGTGTCTCATATTTGTGGATACCTCGAGTTGGATGGAACAAATGCATATTTGAAGTTCGAAAAGTCTTTTGCAGTTTGAGATCCTTGATGATGTCTTTGCCATTGTAGTCTTGGATGAGAAAGTCCACATTCTCAGTCGTGCTGTTGTTTGTGAATCCACTAATGATTTTCTTTTCAACGAGAGAATCCAAATGTTCTTTGTAATCCTGTGTCCAGCGTCCCGGTGGGAGTTCGGTTACCTTAACCGTCCTTCCAATAGTACTCCATACACCTTGGGTCACCCACGAATCATCTTGTTCGAATACCGTTCCCTTGAAACCCTTAAACCATGGCTTCATTCGTTTGATAGGCTTACCATCTAGGAAGCTGAGAATGTTCTCACGAATGTCTTTTGGGTTAAATGGAGGTACATAACAGCTGAAACCTGTCCCAATACCTTCTGTACCATTTACGAGGGCCATAGGAATCGTAGGCATGTAGAAGTCAGGTTCGATGGAACGACCATCATCATCCAAGTAGGTAAGAATTGGATCATCCCGGGGATCAAAGATGTTCCTCGCCTCGGGTGTCAGTCTCGTGAAAATGTACCTCGTCTGAGATGCATCCTTACCGCCCATGAGCCTCGTGCCAAACTGACCACAAGGTTCAAGGAGATTGATATTGTTGGAGCCGGTATAGTCATTCGCCAATTTCACGATCGTCTCAGCGAGGGATACTTCACCGTGGTGATAGGCACTTTTCTCAGCCACAAAAGCAGCCAACTGTGCCACCTTCATCTCGGCAGTTAAATTTTTCTGGAAACACGAATACATAACCTTCCTTTGGGATGGTTTCAGACCGTCGCAGACATGTGCAATGGATCTTTTAAGATCAGCAAGACTAAAGTTCACAAGATCTTTGTGAACAAAATCTGAAATAGCCAGCTGTTTGATCTTTCCATAGGATACCTCAAGCTCTTTTGCTTCCTTTGCGGTATTTTCAAGAAGCCAAGACTTTCGGTCATCAGCCTTTTTCTTGTCAAAAGCCAAAGTAATAGACTTATCAGACATTACATCTGTGTCAAACTTGACGGTGAGATCTTCAATTTTTTTGAAGTACTCCCGAGCTTCAGCGGAGGTTGATGTACCAAGACCCTTGTAGTACTTGATTCGCCACCCGGGTTGCCCGTTTCCGTACCAGGATCTGAAGGTAGAGTCTGTGTAAAATGACTTGACCTGGTTACCACGACTAGCCTTAATGATTGGAGTAACCATAGAGACTACGAATCCCAAATTAAGGAGACTCGGCCAAAAGTAGTCAATCATATTGAGGATGAGCCCCTTGATGTGGGACCCATCATTATCCGCATCAGTCATAATCATGAGACGACCGTAGCGAAGTTCGGAAACATCTTTGTATTCTTTGCCTTGTTGCAAACCAAGAATCTTCTTCAAGTCATTGAATTCCTGGTTCGAAGTCAACTGCGCCACAGAGGCATCACGAACATTCTTGCATTTTCCCCTAAGAGGAAAGACTCCATAGTGATCTCTTCCCACCACAGATAGTCCAGCGACTGCTAGAGTCTTCGCTGAGTCACCCTCCGTAACGATCAAAGTACATTTCTTAGATTGAGCCGTCCCAGCCTTGTTGGCATCATCGAGCTTGGGAATACCAGTAATCTTACTCTTACGAGCTCCACCATCCGTCTTGGCCAATTCTTTCATCTCCTTAAACTTCGAGAGAGCCGTGAGTTCGTCGGAAATACCCGTTTTAAGAGCATTCTTGACAAAGGTTTTGGGCATTTCAAACTTAGAACCAAAGTCCTGAACTTTTAGGGTACACTCAGATTTGACCTGACTCGAGAAGGTTGGATTCTCAAGGGTTGCCTTCACGAAGATTGCGAAGGTATTTTTGACCTGTTGAGGTCTGAGCTTGATTTTCTTGGCCATATCTTCGATGATCCCTGTAGCTACAAGCGAAGCTGCGTGATCCACGTGCGTACCACCCTTAGTGGTACATATGCCGTTAACGAACGATACCTGTTGCATTCCATCCTCAGATGGACCAATGCACACTGACCAGCGATCTGTGGTGGCGCAGTGCACATTGTCTACACCAGTGTGCATTTTCGCATAAGCTTCAAAACTCTGTTTGGGAAGAGCTTCACCATTGAACTTGACTTTACAATTAGGAGTCGTACAGATGTTCGCATCCCAGACCCTCTTTTGGAAGATCTTATAGATGGAGTTGTCCATTTTAGACATCTTAAAACGCGCCCAATCTGGTGTGAAAGTCACAGCTACGGATGATGTAGCTCCCGCATGTTTTTTTATTTTTGGTGGTTCACATGCGGACATGTTTCTGGACCACTTTTGGGTATACATTTGCTTTGTTTCGTGGTCTTTGATGACCACAGCGAATTCCGATGAGTAAATATTCGTTAACTTGGCTCCATATCCGTTACGGCCTCCCACAATCCGCTTTTGATTGTCATCATAGTTGGTACTTGTTAGGAGATGTCCAAATACGAGTTCAGGATTCCAAACATTCTCCTTGTCGTTGAACTGGATACCAATACCCCCTAGGGGTCCATTATTTTCAATGGTAACTGCGCCAGTCTCTTTGTCGATGGAGACGGAGATGGCTGTTACATTCTTGGGGTGAAGGCTATTCCGATCAATTGCGTTCACGAGGATCTCGTCAAATATTTTCAAGAGAGCTGGGGAATACTTGAGGTTCTTCTTCTCAAACTTTGATTTGTTACCGTTGAGAATCCAATAAGCCTCAGTACTCGGGTCTACTGGACCGACATATGAATCAGGTCTCTTGAGAACATGTGCGGTGTGTGTGAGTTTCTCAACTTTCTCCATGTTTTCTTGATATTATTACAAATCAAATCTCTAACTTAGGCACCAAACTTGTAAAAACAGTATTGAAACACCATATATGGTGGTATCAACATGAATATATTGAACATGACCTATGTGGTAATCTTCTTTTTAATAGCTTCTATAACTTTCACGACAGATATAGTTACCGTAAATAAATACATCACCCTCTTTGTCATTGGAATTTGTATTTCATTCAGTACAGGTAAAGATGGTCTTTGTAATTTCTTGTGTACCCGTTTTAACGCATCACATGTTTTCAAATATTGTCCTTCTGACATGTGATCTCTAGTCTCATCTATTGTATTCATTACTATGAGTAGATCTTTGTCTACTGTCATAAATTAAAGTGATAATTTTTCTTTAGGTATCTTAAGAAGATATGTATACATTCTTCATAATCGCCATATTTATTCTCATATTGGTGATGCAAAATAAGTCTAGGGGTATGAAAGAGTCCATCAAGAAATTGGTGAGGCAATCTGCCCGCTACGCTACTGCTGCCCAGCAGGACAAGTCCCCAGCTATAGCCATTCTTCACGCAAACTACGCTGTGGCCTATCTATATGCGTTAAAGGATATCGTCTCAGATAGTCAAATACATAACGCCACTGGTATTGATGTAAAGAAGTTTGTGGAACATGTCACTAATGTACAAGATATGGTGACAAAACAGACTACCGAAAAGTTCCCAGATTTCACGGGTCGGGTGGATTTATATTTAGCGGAAATAGGTGATGAAGTTTGAGTACCTAAGTGAGATCTGTTAATTGTAAAAATCAACTTATTCCATAAAGATGGAGATCAAACGCGACGAACTCTGGAACCAATGTCTCAAAGATGCAATGAAAATGTATCGCATCGTTGAGGCAAATGACAAATGCATCAGTTTGGCGGATGCCACTTGGAAAATGAAAATGTCCTACAAAAAGCATGAGGCTAAGAAGGACAGTAGGCAAATTGTGCTACTTGAGAAGGCTCCGGTGGCTGTAACGGAGCATCGCAACCAAGTCAAACTTTGCCAAGCTACAACTATGGCGGGAAAGCCTTGCTCATTCAAGGCTGTGTGTGGGTGCTTCTGCAAAAAGCATCGTATTGATAAGGGTAGCATTGGTAGCAAAATTAAAATCACTAGATAATGTAAAGGATATTATGTTTGACCAAGAAAGTCTCAGACCTGTTATAATCGCGATGTCCCTTTATCTCATCATAAGCAGCCTTGTTCCTCGCATCGTCACCAAACCGACTGGTATTAGTTTCATTGACGATCTTATCATGTACTTAATCGCACAAAAAGATTCAATCATGAACGGTACCATCCTCATCGGTCTTATTGTTTTCGCCACCGTTTACATTGATAACAAACTCCCTCAAGACGTTCTCCCTACCTACTAATTCTCGTGTATGAGTGTGATCCATCTCTCTAACACGATTCTCGTATGCATGTCTCATGAACTCCAAGAGTTGGTCAAAATTTGGGCTACCCCATTTCATACCCTTTTTGAAGAGAAAGTCATCATTCTCCAACTCTTGAAGTCCACAATCAATTGTATACGGTGTTTTGATATATTCCGGAGCGCCTCCATAATTCGTAATGATCACGGGTTTGTTTCGCATCGCAGCCTCAACAGCACCCATCCCTACACCTTCACTATGAGAGAAGCTCACATAACAATCACATCTATTATGAAGATTATCCATTTCTTCATCCGTTAACATATCATTTGTAACTTCAACTCTCGGGAATGGGATCTGTACATTTTGATTACATGTAGCCTTTACAACGAGACGGGTATTGGGTTCATTTAGTCTCGCAAAAGCCTGTAAAATATCCCTAAACTTCTTTCTTTGATCCATGATGTTTCCAATGTGGTAGAAGGTGTAAGGCTTTTCCTTTGGTTGAGGAATGTGAGCATGAATCACATAAAATTCATTGTCTGGAAACTGTCGAGAGAGAACCCGCTTACAGAACTCACTTGGAACTGCTACACGCTTAAATTCATTCATGATAAGTCCATAATTTTCATGAACGGTTTCAGTTTCACAAACGGTCATACAGGCTAGATTTTTTACCCTCGTTTTTGCGTACTTGATATACTCAACCTGATCAGGGGTTGGAATTACAAATATCAGGCCATTATCTGCTTCGGGAAGTTCTTTACCAAGTTGATAGTACGATCCATCAGGTAAGAACAATTTCACGTACTTCATGGCATGTTGGCCAATACCCGTTTTTGCGTGTGGGCCTATGATAATCATCTAGGTTTAAAGATAATCTTTCTTTTATATATAGTAACATGTCTTCACTTCGCCAAGAAATTGAACAGGAGATGCAAAGTGTCCGCCTCGATAAGACCCGTCTTTTCAACCTTCTCCTAAAGATGGTTGACAGTGGTGTCGGTGGTGGTTCGGGTGGTGTTGGCCCCCAGGGTCCTCCCGGCCCCGCCGGACCTCATGGTCCCACCGGTCCAACTGGTAAGACTGGTCCCGCTGGTCCAGCTGGCCCTATCGGTCCCAAGTGTGAGTGTAACTGCAATACCAAGGTGGCTCCCGCTGCTAAGGCTCCCGCTGCTAAGGCTCCCGCTAAGAAGGCTCCCGCTAAGAAAAAGCCCGCTTCTCCCGAAGCTTAAATAAACCCAATTAAGTTATATAAAGTTGTAAACCGTGTTATAAATATCATGAATACTCTGTGTATTACTCCCGTCCGTATTTATAACACCGCCAACAATGAGTCTAAGCGACCCAAGCACATTCGAAAGCGTCAATTTGTAGTGCACAAACCCGAGTATTTTGATCCCGTAGAGGTTCATCGTCTCAGGGAACAAGTTTCGAAGTATAGGCGTGGTCAGGCTAAGCTCAAGAAACTTGCTCAATGGAACATGCGTTCAGCCAAGTCATCTATGAAGGACATACAAGAGACGCTTGAAATCCTGGAAGACCTATACGGGGACGAGGCTTTCGATAGCGTTGACGATTGGGAATCACGTGAGGAATAATTCCACTTTTGTACACTGAACCTAAAAACAGACCAGCTGAAAGCGCTCTAGTGGGTAGTACCCCAAAGCGAGCTGGAATTGTGTAAATTCCATTTTGTATATCATCCTCTACATCCTCTATGTCCGCTGAATTTGATACACTTGATGCGAGAAGTCCCATCGCAATAACTTGATCTTCAATTATATCCGTGTGAGCTATGAGATGCGGTACAACACTGATAGCTCCCGCCCAAAATGTCCCTACATAAAAGGGTTTAAGTAATGGTAAATTTTGTTTGAATGAGGGATACAACAAAATAGAAAGAATCTCTGGTGCTACATACTTGGTTTGATCTGCGTACCAGAGTATCAGATTTGCGATGAGAAGAGCTGCGGCTATAGATTCAGGTGTATCCTCAGTTTTACCGTCAAGGTATCTATCAGCTCCGTAGGCCCAACGAGCCGAGGCCATGATATACAAAAGTGGTAGAGGCTCGAGGGGTGTCCCCGAACACAGTGCTAATACAGACATGATTGTTCCAACTTCCATCTGTGTATTAGTATTACTTGTCACCATAAATTTCGAGAATATCTCGCACGATGGGACTTCTTTCTATATCGGTAAAATCAAATGTTATACACTCAATACGTTTATGGTTCTTTCCTTCCAACTTTGTCCAGATATCTTTTAGACCGTTGTCCTCATACTTTCTGTCATGTTGTCTAGGATCACCAGTAATAATCATTTTACAGCCTTCACCTATTCGCGTCAACAACATCTTCATTTGGTTCGGTGTTGAATTCTGCATTTCATCAGCAATTACAAAAGCATTCTTAAATGTTCTTCCTCTCATATACGCTAAAGGACATATCTCGATGATCTTTTCCTTAATCATGTACTGAATTTCACTTTGATTGTAAAATTCACTAAACACATCCATGATAGGTCTTGTCCATGGATCCATCTTTTCTTCGAGAGTTCCTGGTAGGTAACCGATGTCTTCTTCTACTGATACAACGGGTCGGGTTAATACTATCTTTTTGAACGTCTTATCGTTGTACCCAGCTACGGCGGCATAACACGCGAGCATCGTCTTACCCGTTCCGGCTGGACCGATAGCAAAAACCATTGGTTTACTAATACTGTACAAAGCTCTGTTATAGTTCTTTTGATTTTCACTTTTTGGTGTTACAGTTGGATGGACAGGTTGGATGTCCATCTCTTCTTCAAAATAATAATCAGTTTCGTCATACGACGATGAAAGTGAAAATTTCAAATTGTTACGACCCTTTCTACCCCCCATACTTTTTACGCAGAACTTTTATTTACCCACCACAAAAATCCCCCGAACAATGCTACTAGGATTGCTACTAGAAAACCAAAAGAGTATTTTTTAGGGTTTTCCTCTGGGGGTTTATCGGGCAACTTTTGAACATTTTGATTGAGTGTTTCAAGTTTTTGTAACAATTTACCCAACATCTCAAGAATTTGAACTTCTTTGTTTACAGGCTTTTCTTTCACATTTACAGTGGTAATCTCAAGAGTCATTGACCATTGCGCATCAGATTTAAGAGGTAAGTAATCACCGTCATCTTGTTGTTCAAATATTTTGAAATTCAACTTCTTTATAGATACAGGATTGAAGTATCTCGTTGGTGGATTAAAGCTTTTCCATTGTTTATCTCGCATCAATATTCCATTACTACCCACGAAGTGTCTCTCTAGGGGCACACGGGCTAAGATTTGCCCATTTCTTTCATCCAACATTTGTGCAACTTTGGGAACATCCGGGCATACAATGTCAACAAATTTAGCCACATCAGTATTAAGACTGGCGTCATTCACACCAATCTGTGTGATGTAGAAATCCACCATCTTGATTCCTATGACCCTACTCATATCTTCAACATGAGTATTTGACTCTAGGGTTAGATCAAGTGAAAATGCATTATTGGTTCCGTTTACAAAGCGTGATTCGAGGATCACATACTGAACCTTTTTGGGTACGTCTTCTAATCCCATATCTAATGTTATCCCACAAAAAAAATGAATCATTTTTTTCATGAATATAAGTATGCCAGTTCCACCCATTGCAAAGTTTACGATAGGGATGAACACAACTTTATTTACTATCGTAGCTGTAGATGTTTTTAAGGAATTGAAGGGGTATAAAAAAATGGCTACTAAAGTTAATAAAAAATGATCTCCCACAACTGGATCCCGGCTATCTGCCAGACCATGTTTTCTATGGGTCCCGATTACGCTACCAATGTGTTCAAGTGGATTAAGAGTGCTATTTGGGATGCTCCCCACCGTGTATGGCTTGACATTGAACTTCAGAAGATAGCCCTCGACCGCGAAGATTGGAAGAATAATCAGCTTTACCCAAGTGATGACGAAGATGACGAACCGTCGGATGAGACACCTAAGTCGGACTAAAAATATCTAAAAAATTAACAATGAGCGAATACATCATCCCTATCAACGGCATTTTTGCCCACTCCCTGTATCCCCTCGGAATCCCTGGTTTGGCTACAGACGAACTCAGAATCGCCTTTCTTCAAGCGACTGCTCCACTTTGCCCAGACGTTCAAAGAAAGATCTGGGAAGAAGTTCTTTACTGTACCACACCAGTTGAACCACCCCCTGCACCCAAAAAATGCCGTTCGGTTTCCTACAATCGATTGTCAACTTCGTTGCCCCGAGACCTATTCAGCAGCAAGAAAGCTTAGTTGAGAGGCTAATCAACGGTGAAGTTATTGAAGCTACAAATGAATGTGGTGAAAAGCGGTACATTGAGATTCGTGCCCCAACTCTGTATGAAAGAAGGCAAAATTTGGAAATCCTCCTTATGAAGTGTAAAAAGTTGTTATCATCCATAAAGTTGACGGACCACATTCACAAGAATTATGTGAAAGTTGTAGCATTGGTTGGAAAGATCCGAGAAGCTATGTATATGAATACGGACATCACGGATCTCATTTGTGAGTTTGAGGACTTGGAGAAGCATGTAAAAAAGGCGTCTTCATCTTTTAGGAACCTAAGTGATGCGGTAGTAGATTGGTAATAAGATGGATTTATTTCATAAACTCATAGATCTTATTGATAAAAATTCGGATAAGATCCCTGAAGGGGACTATCTGGAGATGTGTAACACGATCAAAGAGTTGCGGCAAAGGGTTAAACCTCCTCCGTTTCTCTTGGATCAAAACCAACCTCTTTGGATCAGTGATTATGACCCACAAAGGGATGGACCACCGGTATATGAACCCACCACACCCGTAACCAGTGGCCAACCACCGGAATGGATTGACGAGGAGTATCAGGGTCTTAGTGCGTTTTTAGAACAGTTGCACGCAGAGTGGGCGGCTACTGACCACGATGAACCGGTTGAACCTGGTGCTTACTACCCTCCACAAACACATGAGATTACCACAACGGTTGTACGGGTTGAGTTGAGTGAATAGAATTATCTTTGTTTATACCAGATGAGTAACAGGCCCACACCAGTCAAGCTATTACCAGCGGGTAAAAATCGCACTCAACTTCTGAAAGCTATTGGTGAGAAGAATGTCAATTTTCAACAGAATGATTATATAGAAAAACTGGCGGGACAAAAGGCAAATGAAGGTAAGATGGGGAAAGGTCAACACGCCGCTATTAGCCTTCTCGCTATTGAGAATGCTTCTGAAATCGCCAAGACATATCTTCAAGCCAAGGGTCTATTCGAGCAAATCATGAAAGATATTATTGGAACTCGTGGATACATATCGTATCAAATCAAAACTACCAAGAATAACCTCAATATACAGAGAAAGAAGTACCCCCAAGACCATCACGAAAACTTCATATTAGTTAGTGAAACTTTTGGAAATGGATCGGGTCACTATGGTCTCATACACTTACAGCACCAAAACGGTAAGGTGCGCGTATATGATTCTATGTATGGAGATGGTGGTTCCAAATTTCAAAATGTGGCAAGAAAATGGACGAAAACCAATGGAAATAATAGACTACCCCTAAAGTCTGCGACAACTTGGGATATTCCTGCAGTACGCTCTATATTTGGATGTAAAGCAAAAGTCCGCAACCGCCCGGATGGGAATATCGAAGTTATACAAATACAACCCTCGGGTGGTTTTGTAGCAACCAATTATACTAATTTTTTGAATGAAAATTATAATGGCCAAGGACGTAATGGTTATGGAAAACAAATTGAAAGGCTTTATGGTAAAGTCGTCGCAAAGGGGGCATTCAAGCTTTCACAATTCGATGAACTTTCACAACACCATTTCTGTTACATGGAATCTATCTACGCTATGATGTTGGCAATTGGTCTTACCAAAAACCCTGGACCTAATGATCCTCGTAAACGTATTGCTTTCATTAAGAAGTTTATTTGGGGCATGCTTCATAAGTATACACCCAAAAGTAAACGTAAAACTGCTAAATGGAAATATTTTTCGAAAACCTTCCCGTATACCATGACCACCGAATCTAAAACTGGAAAGCCGCTTAAACTGTGGAGGGGACAGCTCCTACTCCCCGATCGTGACGGAACTTTTAAAACTAAGACGTTAAAAGCGAGTTGGAGTGGGTACGACAAAATTGATCCATCATGGTCTCTTACTGATGTACTTAACTGGGTACATACCGGTCGGTCACCCCGAGGTAACCGTAACGCCAACTCTAACAGTAACAATAACAATAACAACTCTAACTCAAATTCGAACTCAAACAATATTAAGTTCGTACAAATGAGACGTCCTACTCGGTCTGAAAAACGTAATGTTGACCCCAGTTACAACTCCAATAATAACAACTCAAACTCCAACAACAATCGTAGGAACTCCAACTCCAACAACAATCGTTGACCAAGTTGTTCACTTTTAGATTTAAGACGCCTAAGTAGAATCTAAAGTTGTTGATTTTCAACTAAAAAAACAACCAACATGGAAGATCTCCAAAGTCTTATGGCCTGCCTTGACGACATCTCCGGCAAGATCGGAGATGGTATGTACTTGGACATGGCTGACAAACTCAAACGCATCCACGACAAGCTCAACGGCGACAAACCATTCCACGAGGACTCCTTCTACTACTCCTCCGAGGAGGAGGACAGCAACAGTGACGATGACAGTGGCTATGACAGCGACTACAACGAGCGAGCACGCCGACAAGTCGCTATTCAAATGGTCAGGGATCATCTTCTTGATTATTTGAGGAGCATGCACCAGGTGTGGGCGGAGGTTCAGAAATGGGAGAAGGAGGTGAAGAAAGAGCTCCCATTTATCAAGCGTATGACCGCGGACCGGAAGAAGTTGGCTATCAAGGAGTGGTGTGTGAAGAACGTCCGTTGGGCTCCTGGTGGTGAGGCTGGGGAGCTCGTTGGTCGTATTACCACCACTGTGCCCCACAGCTCCTGG